TTTAGCGGGGGCTTTCCTTGGCGGAGAGGACGTGACTCGAACACGCAAAATGCCTTTTTGTCGGCTTTGGTACGTTCAAAAAACGTAGGCACAGAGCCAAATTTTAAGATTGGAATTTTGTGGAAGTTGGTTCTTATTTGCCCCGTTTTGCAAAAACAAGAACCAAATAAGAACCAGAATTACTAAAAACGCACTCCTGAAATCAATGAAACGTCATACCTCAAGCTTGTTTTTTGCCCTCTAATTTTAGCACATCTGCGACGGCTTTGGAAGCTTTTGCTTGCGCCTGAGCAAACGTATGAGCATAAATATTTAAAGTAGTGGATACCTGCGAGTGTCCCAGCGTAGCGGACACGGTCTTGACATCCACACCCGCGTTAATTAGTAAAGAAGCATTTAAGTGACGAAAGCTATGAATTGTGACCTTACGAAGTCCGGTTCGCTCAAAAAAATCGTCCAGCCATTTCAATGGTGTCGAATTCCCTAACGGCTTGCCGTTCTCAGCCGTGAACAACCGATCGGTATCAACCCATCGGTCACCTATTTTAAGCCTGTCCTGCGCCTGCTGAACTTTGTATTGACGTAAAAGATCAAATACACTGACTGGCAGTTTTAATGAACGCAGAGAACCCTTTGTCTTTGTGGTGTCGGTAAAGCTGCCACCCTTTGATTTTGAATAAAGAGATGTCCGGTTGATACTTACAACGCAGGAATCAAAGTCAATATCTTTCCACTCAAGACCAAGGAGTTCTCCTTTACGGAACCCACCGTAAATTGCAAGAGTAAAGAATACCTGGTACATGAGCGGCTCAAATTGCAGAAACTTTAAAAACTTTTGAGCTTCTTCCAAAGTATAACAGTCTCGCTGCTTATAATTTCGTGGCGGCAGGACGACACGACTGCAGGGATTGTCCTTCATCATATTCATTCTGATGGCATAGTCAAAAATGGTGGAGATAAAGGACAGATAATTTCTGACTGTGCCAGCTGATAATCCCTTCGGCGGTTCCTGAGCGCCGACTTTTTGATTAATGCCCGGTTCCTGCAAGTTGTTAATGAACGACTGGATATGACGCGGAGTAATTTTATCGAGTCTTAGACTGCCTACCGCTGTATAAGTTCTCGCGGTATATTGTTTATATCGGTCGATGGTACGGACGCGAAGCCGAGGCTCTGCGTATTCCTTAAACCATTGTTTGGCAAAGGTTTCGAATTTAATGTTGGCGCTTTCAGATAGCCCTTGACATTTTTGCTCAAACAGGACAGCTTGCTTCTGAAGCGCCTTTTCAATTTGCTTTTCTGTCATGTTAGGACGCGGAGTCCAGGTCATTGTTTTTACGTTTTGCTTTCCCTTCGCGGTGTAACCGTCGGAGACACGAATTTGGTATCCCCTCCCACGCTTTACAATTCTAGCCATAAAAAATAAACCTCCTTGAAATAGGAGGGCTAAGCAGGTATAATTGAACTGTATTTTATTACGCTGTCGGCCCTCGGGTTGATGGTGAACTGCTCTTCCTGGTTGCAGCCAGGAGGGGCGGTTTTTTTATTTTCAAAATTGCTTTCCTTGAAATTCTGTATAGTAATAGATTGCTCTTTTAATAAACGGTTCCGAAACGCCAAAATAATCAGCGAGTTCCCACGGCTCTGTATACCCCGCCTTTATTGCGGAACGAATATCATCAAACGGCAAATATCGTTCAATTGCCCAGCGATTGGCCTTATATTCATGCTTTGAAACCAGGTCAAGCGTACTGCTGACTTTATGGGTGCATCCGGTCGCGCAGTGCCCTACCTCATGTGCAATTGCTTCCTTCATTTCTGCGATGGAGGAGAAGCAATGCGGGTCAATAAAAACAGCATAACTATTATTCATTTCAATGGTTGCCGCATCCACAAAGCTAATCGGATAAAAGCATAGAGTTGCATCGACTTTTTGTAAATCGTTATATAGATCAGTTACTTCCGTAAAACAGCCCTCCCAAAGAGCTATTCACTCTTTTCTTTGTCCTGCATTGTTTTAAAGAATTTAGCCATTTCCAAAAGTTTTTGTTTGTTTTCCTCTGTAAGCTCCTTTGTTTCATTATGCAGCGCATAAGTGAAATCATCAAACGTTATATCTGGCTCGTCGCTGTTTGCGGCGGGCTTTTTTTTCCTGTTTTCTAATTGTGGCTTGTTCTTATATTCATTCTCCAAACCCAGTAATTGAGACTTCAAAATTTCTATGTTTGCTCGACAAAAAACGCTTCTTTTCACGAATGGTTGAGAAGCGTAGTTCCAAACTTCTATAGTTGCATCACAAAAATTATCTTCACTCAACTTATGACAATCTACAACAAGAATATACCCGTTCGGAAGTTCTTTACAAACGCAAGTGATATTTGTAATGACCCGCAATTGATAATCTGATCCAAGCAGTTCTCTCAGACGTAACAATTCTGATGTTGGATCATATCTAAAGGATTCTTGCCCAAGCAAATAATCTACTGACACACCAAAATGGGCTGATATTTTTGAAAGCGTTTCAGTGGACAGTTGCTGCTTCCTCCCCATTTTTAAATCCGTTAATGAGCCTCTACTCGCCCCGGATTCTTTACACATTGTGGATATATTGATCCCTTTTACTTTGCAAAGTGTCTCAATTGTTTCATACAAACTATACATAATTTCATCTCCAATACTGTTTAATACGCTAAAATTACGCTTTCGCTTAATATAGACTTGAATTTTACGCTATAGCGTATTATACTACCAATGTACCGTTAAAGCGTAATACATATAGACTGCAACTACAATATATTACACTTGTGCGTAAATGTCAATAGATTGGAGATGAAATAATGGGAAAAAAGAAACCACTTTGCGAGCTTGGTCAAAAAATCGAAATTGCACTGATAAAGTTAAATCGGCCTAACACTTGGCTGATTGCTCGGGTGACTGAAGACACTGGACTATATTTCGACAGGAGCTATCTTCACAAAGTAAAAACTGGGCAAATCGCAACACCTAGCATCGTTGAAAGCATCTGCAAAATTCTAAAAATCAAAGACGAAAACGGAGGTACATAATGAACAATCTGCAAATTTTCAACCGCGGTAGCCGTCTTTATGCTGATAGCCGGAAGTTGCCACGATGATTGGCAAAGACTATAAGAACCTTCTCCGCAACATTAGTGGCTATATCGGCGCAATAAAAAAATCTACTAAGCTCAAAATTAAGCCGAGCGATTTTTTCGTAAAAAATGCATACCGCAGATTACCAAAATACTCGACACGAGCAGGGGCAAACAAGACAATTAAAATCAACGAAAGGAATGAATCAGTATGACGAACAAAATTAAAATTGGTGGACTCGTCACCATCGGTGACATGAAGTTCCATGACATTGAGGGAGGATTCGGCAAGGACAAACGTGCAATGCTTGTGAAAGAAATCGCCGAAATCCACGGAAAAGAAATTAAGTACATCAATAAACAGATCAACGCAAATCGAAAGCACTTCATCGACGGCAAGGACATTCTCGATCTTGCGGGCACGAAATTCGAGGTTCATTTGGTGAACCACAGAATATTCAGTCAAAATTCAATTAACCGTTCTGAAAATATTTACATACTTTCCGAACGTGGTTATTTTAAACTGCTGAAAATTCTCGAAGATGATCTTGCATGGGAAAAGTACGGTGAACTACTTGATGGGTACTTTCATATGCGAAAAGCAATAAAAGAGGGCCTTGGAAACGTTCCCCGCCTTGGTGAATTAAACGCTGCTGCCAGAATTATCATGCCAACACTGAAAGAAGCCGGTATGCCGCCACAGTATCAGGCCGTTGCTCTACAAAGCCTGTATAAGCCAGTCGGTGTGACAATTCCTCTGGATGGAATTAAAACGGACAAGCAACTGTTTAACTGCACTGAAATAGCAGAAAAACTTGGTATGGCATCTAAAGCAGGAAAGCCGCACTATCAGGCGGTCGCTGCCATCATCACACAAATTCCGGTCAGCGACGACGAAAGGTCTCTCGTACCGTACCAAAGCAATGTAAGTGGACATGGTGGCCCGACCTGGCAATATGCGCAGAGCGTTGTTGACAAGGTACAGAACTGGTTAATCGAACGCAACTACCCGTCAGAGATTGTGGGCGGTGGAAAAACGTTTAAAGCAACATACAAATTTAAACCTGCAGTTGTAGGCGCAACTGCCTAAACCGATCAATCAGCTATCGCTTACGGCGGCCTTGCCCATTGCTTAACGAAGGGAGAAAATAAAGAATGTTCAATTTTACTCATGTTCTAGATGTAACCACAAAGCAAAGATACTATATTGACCGGGCTCAACTCGAAAGCGCTGACTACGACGGAACTCCAGACGGCGGAAATCTTTTTCAAATTGATTTGCAGCCAGAAAATTCCGAGGAAAGTCCAATCCTAAATGTTGATCTGTATGTTCCTAATTGCGGCGGTACTCCGCAAATTTCCAAGAGCCTTGATAGCAACACAATGATTGACGATGGTCGCGGACCGCACGAAAAGCTTATGGATGTCTTAGTTGAAGGCAAGACATTAATTGTAGCAACCAATAAGGAATCCAGGTGATGGACGTGCCATTACCTCGTATGCGCCTTTTAAAAGAGGCAGCCGCCGAAATTAAGCAGTTGGACCCAGATACCGCCGTAACTACATACTTCATCCGCCAGCTTGCACTTGAAGGAAAAATCAAGTCCGTCATGGCCGGCCGGAAACGGTTGATTAATTTTGACGATCTCCTGAATTATCTGTCATTGTCGCAGGAACAGCAGCCTAAAGAGTTTCATGGAATCCGTAAAATTGTATGAAAAAGGACCCTCTGCAAAACGCCCGCAAAGCACTGCAGAAAGGCCCACAACCCCGCCGAAGCGGTTATCTACATATGAGTGTATCATAGCCGCTCCGGCTTTTCAAGAGAAGGAGCGATAAAAATGAGTTCTACCATAAAAGAGACAAAAAAGGGTATTATGGAAACTACTGTTTCATCGGCGGCACAAAATATCGATGAAGGTGTTACCGAGTTAGAAATGGCATTTGACATGTTTCAGGTTATCCTTGAGGCTGCAGAAAGTGAGTTCGGAAAAGTTCATCCGGAAAGCGCCGTGGAGGAGCTCACCCTTAAACGACTGAAAATGTATTATTCTGCCGCTTCTATTTTTCAGACATCCATACTGGAAGCACTGCCTGAATTGCAAGCTGGCCGTGACTGCCTTTATGAAGCGATTCGGAAAGGTGGCGCATCGGTATGAAGATGTCTATGGATAGTAGCGACGGCAAACAAACCAAAAGCCCCGAAGAAAAAGCGTGGGAGTGCTTCAACAATATTGAAGGACAGATCTATTTTGCTGAAAGGCTCATGCAAGGGTTCAAAGAGCAATATTTTGGCACAGATGAAGAATCCTTTCAGTCAAGTGAGACCGCCAAGAGAAATTTCATTTATGATCACGAATACATGGCAGCTCAGGTCCAGGCGATCAGCGACATGCTGTTTAATATTCGCTTGAAATGTGAGTTTGTGTGCGGGGTTAAGAGCGACCCAATCATTTCTGCGCATATTCGTTACGAGGATGAAATGCGCAGCTGGCTGCAGGACGATGAAGCAGGAAGGAAATGATGCAAAATGTTTAGTAACCCAGTAAAAAGAGACGGTAAGGGTAATATTACCAAGATCGTTTTAACCAAAAAAATTTTTAAAAAGCTCGACAAGGAAAGCCAAGGCAAATTTGTTCCAAGTACGTTTAGCGTAAAAAAGCTATGCAGTGTCGGTAAGCATCCGGAGTATTTTAATCAGGTAAAGAACCGTATTTTCAGGGAACTGGCGGAAGACAGCAGCTTGGGCAATTACATCTATCTGAATCCGGAAGACTTAGATGATGTTTGGCTTTCATGGAAAGGTGCGTTTTTTCTTGATGAGGTTTTAACTTCCTATTTCAGTCATAATTTTATCCGGTACGTCATCAGATTATGCCAGAGTCTGGACAAATCAAAGCGTATCAGCTGTGACTTGTCCAAGGCGCTGTCCGATATGCCAACGCCTGACCTGAAAGATTTTATTAACCGATTTGATGAATATTTACCTGGAGACAAAGCAGATGAAGCCAGACAAGATTTCAAACGATTAGCACTAACTGAATTAAAAGGGCGCAGCTGGATATACCGCCAGAAGAAAGGACTACATATATGAATTATAAAAAATTACTTAACTACCAAGAAAGACGCAATCGTGCTGTGGACAGCTTTTCTTCCATTCAGACAGAACTTGTACTCCGGAAAATGGACATCCGCTGTATCATGAATCAATATCTTTCATTATGTGATGAAATTCGTGATTTGGAGCGCCAACAGAAAAAGCTCAAAGACAGCGGCATTACCGTTTCGCTTCTCGCTCCATGGATTCAGAAAAAGAAAATGGACCTACAAAATTTCCATAAGTGCCTTGTTGGCTGCGGCGAACTCGTTGTGATCGCTCTTGACATTTGGCAAAATTGTGGTGCCACACTGAAAGACCTATGCAATCTTTGCAACAGACGGGACTATGAGGCAGTTCAGCAGATGATAGCAAAATATTCCGAATCCAAATTCAGCAGCATCATGTTTATTCATACTCTTGATTATCCGGTTTCAGACAAATGCGAATGGATTGATGATCGTGTGGATGCGCCTTTCACGCACGCGGTGAAGGCATTTATGCTGGACCAGATGATTCATACCCAGGAAGGTCAAAAGGCATCTGATGAAGCACTGAAAGCCATATTCCCCGACATATGGGAAAATGCACTGATTCAGCGGGTGGACAAAAATGGGGCCGAGTATTTTACAGACTGGGAAGGAAACAGAATTGATTCTGAAAGTAGAACGCGTCTAAGCTAAATTGAACAAAAGAATGACTTATGGGCAGGTGATGATGTGGCTGACGTTCAGCTTGAAAAAGGATATACCCGAATTGCGAACGATTTACTAGAGGCGTTGGCCAGAGCGCCGCTCAACGGAACACAGTTCAGAATTGTCATGCTGATTCTCCGGGAAACGTATGGATTTCAACGAAAAGAATGTTCATGTTCAGAAACGTATGCTGCTTCACGTTTAGGACTTCGACGGCAGAATGTTCATCGCGAACTGAAATTTCTACTTAATCACAATATCCTGTCTGTGGTTCAGGCAGCCACATTCACCCGGCCAAGGATAATTTCGATCAATAAGCACTATGACACGTGGCTGGTTCAATTACACGAATCTGAAACACATACAGGAATCGAAAAAGATGCATCTCCTGTAATCGAAAACGATTCGTCTACAGGAATCAAATCCGATTCCCATAGAAAGAAACCTTTAAATAAACCATTAAAGAAAACTCCTATAGCCCCCAAAGGGGCGACGCGGTCCACTTATGATTCGCGATTCAACGAGTTCTGGCAGGCATATCCAAAGAAGGTTGGCAAGGGAGCGGCAGAACGTTCATTCAAAAAGTACAAGCCAGATGACAGTCTCCTGTCCGTCATGCTGGGAGCCCTGGAATGTCAGCGACGATCCATTCAATGGCAGCGTGAAGGCGGGCAGTACATACCAAACCCGTCCACATGGCTGAACCAGCGACGATGGGAAGATGAATTAGAAGAAAATTCAAACGAAGGGAGCTTGCCATATCTTGATTAAAGCAAATTTTGAAGCGGAGCAGGCTGTGTGTGGTGATATTCTGATGGATTCAGCAAAAGTTATGCCGATTGTTGCTTCGGTGCTAAGCTCCGATGATTTTCAGGTCCCAAAATTCAGGATGATCTATGCCACCTGTGAAAATTTGTTCCGTGATAACCGGCCGATCGATGCCGTGACCGTTCTTCCCCAACTGGGAAGCGAATACAGACAAATCGTTATGGAAGCTGCCACTGCTGCGCCGACCATCAGCAACTGTCAAGAATATGCCAGACAGGTCCGGGACAGAGCGCAACGGATCAGCGCCTACAATAAAGCGGCTGACCTCATGTTCATGTTGGACAATGATGTAGAATTTGAGCAGTGTCAGTCAGCCGCGGGGGAAATTTTGAAATGCTTTGACATTGATGAAAGCAAAAATACGGTTTCGGCGGAGGAAGGACTCCTGAACTTTTGTGACCGACAGGACCATCCGAAAAAGTACATATCAACAGGTCTCTCAAAACTGGATAAATACCTGTTTCTCAGCAAGGGAGACTTCATTATTGTCGGCGGTCGGCCCAGTTCTGGAAAAACTGCTTTCACCCTGCAGATGATGCTACATATGGCACGTGAATACAATGTCGCTTATTTTTCTTTGGAAACGAAACCGGACAAGGTATTCGACCGATTGATTTCCAACTACGATAGCGTTTCGCTCAGCTCAATTAAGCGGAATACCCTGACGGATGATGAATGGACCGGAATTGTAAACAGCTATTCGGACTTTAAAAACCTGAAATTCCATGTTGTTCAGGCTGCTGGCTGGACAGTGGAGCAGATTAAATCCAAAGTTTTGCAGCTGAAGGCTGAAATCATATTTGCTGACTACTTGACACTGATAAAGTCTGAGGGAAAGTCGCTGTATGAGAAGGCGACCAACATTTCGAACGACCTTCACACGATGGCCCAGAGAAACAACGTCGCAATTGTCGCGCTTTCTCAGCTAAACAGGGACGGAAAAAATTCGCTGGACATGACAGCGCTTAGGGATTCGGGAGCTATTGAACAGGATGCCGATGCCATCATGCTTTTGGCATACAATGACCAGAAACCGAACAAGCGCGAACTGGTTATTTCTAAAAACAAAGAAGGCCGGTGCGGCAGACTGAAACTTGATTTCAACGGAGACAAGCAGCAGTTTGCCGATCAGGAAAACCGATACGAAGTGACGATCGGGAAGGACGCGGTTCTATGACTGTACAGGTGCAGCAGATTATTTCAGAAGCGCAGCAATTCTCCAGACTCACAACACTGAAAAGGTATGCTTACTATGAGACTCTAAAATCAAAGCTGAGCAGCCTTGACATTACAAACAAGGAGTATCAACAGGCGGCCAGAAAGATAGCCGATGCGCTGGAAATTTAAAGGGCATGGAAACCAAGGAGTTTAAGCTCAAGCGGAAGCTGTGGGATGAAACTTATCCGGGGCTGCCGCTGAAAATCGTGAAAATGAGCTGATCACATCAGGCAAGTTTTCCTAATGCAGCAAAAATAAGCGTGTGAAAAGGAGCGAGGTCATCAAATACAAACCGGTTACTGTCTACAGAAGTTTCTCCGCAGTTAATGACAGCAGTCCTTTCATGCACTTTATTGATTAACGCCAAAATTGGCTTGGATATTTTTTCAGGAAATAGTTTTTGAATAGCTAAAGCATTTAATGAAATCCGATCCAAATAGGCGTGAATCAAAATTTCGACGGCAAGGGAGGCTTCTGAAATTTTCAGTGGTTTGTGAAAGATTGTTTCATATTGGCTGCGAGTGTAGCGAGCCAATTTAACGGAACCATTATCAGGCTGAGCTAAAAAGCTCATTAACTCTGGATTGGTTGTGATGTTTACGCAATGTTCTTGTAAGTCGATTGTAATATTGTGAAAGCTTGTATCTTGCATTAAAATTCTCCAGATTTCAATTTATTCACCGTTATTATACTATGGCTACGGTTTAAAGTACAATGGAATGAACGCAGGAAAGGATGGTACCATGACGGCCAACGAAGTGAAAAATCTACTGAAAATCTATTATGACATCCCTACGATGATAGCCGACGAATTCGCCACCATCCGGAACTGTGAAATCGAGAAAAATAAAATAGCTTTGCCGTCCGTCAACCTCTCAGGGCTGCCGGGCGGCAAAGGCATGGTCGGGGATCGGACGGCTTCCATGGCGCTGGCGGACCCGGGCCGGTACTATGACGATGAAATACGGAAATGCTCCCGAAGGATCGCGAAGCTGCGGGAGGAAAAGAACTGGCTGGGCGTCGCCCTTGGGAAACTGGACCAGACGGACCGGTACATACTGGAACTGCGGTATATGGGCGACCCACGGAACCGGAAGTATCACCGCCGGCCGACGTGGAAGGAAATTGCGGACAAGACGGATTACAGCGAGAGCCGAGTTAAGCAGATGGCAGGTGCCGCCATTTTGCGGTTAGCCATGAAATCCGATCAGGTTGTATTTTCGGGGATGGTGCGCTGAAAAAGCTGTACGTTTCTGTACGAAACTGCTCGTTCTGCTCCTTTTGTTTGTGCTATAATATAATCAGGGAATTTCGATAGAGCGTTCGGCATGGCCGGGCGCTTTTCTTATCCACGTTATCAACATATAGTGATTAATAATCAAGATCATTCAATATCATGTGTGCAGCCTTAGCGGGTTATCCTTTTTGTTTGACAAAAATAGTAGGTCGTGCTATAATATTTAAGTTGGAAATATTCAACAAGCCTATCTTTTCATGCTAAGCCGAAGGCGTTTATTCGGTGTTAAGACCATTTTGAGCTGTTCCTACTGGTCGGAACAAAAGCAGGTATAGCAGTCGATAACCCGGGGCGTTACACGGGACAAAATATTATGAGGCATCCGCTATGAGCGGGTGTCTTTTTTATACCCATTTTCAGGAGGTGACCGGCAGTGTGTAGCTACGAATGTGTGTGGAATCAATACCGTAAGACCGGAGCGTGGGTCTGCGCGCTGCCGAGGTGCCCGTATGAATCTGTGAAACGAGGTGGTGACCCATGTGGCAAAGGGCAAATATCAAAAATGGCTGACGCCGGACGGCATCACTCTGCTAGAAGCCTGGGCGCGGGACGGCCTGACCGATGAGCAGATTGCCCATAACATGGGAATCCGCCGCTCTACACTGGCGACATGGAAAACAAAGTATCTGGACATTTCGGACGCCCTAAAAAAGGGCAAAGAAGTTGTCGACGTTGAGGTCGAAAATGCCCTGCTGAAGCGTGCAAAGGGATTCCGGTATCAGGAGCAGACCTTTGAGCGGGTCTGGAATGAAAAGCTTGGCAAATATGTCAAGATTAACACTAAAACGGTTACGAAGATGGCTACGCCGGAAACTGCGGCGGCCATTTTCTGGCTTAAAAATCGCAAGCCGGAGCAATGGCGCGAAAAGCAACCGGAAAATCAGGATGTTGTCGGCGCTGAGGACGACCCGATCACCGCATCCATTAAGGAGGATTTACATAAATGAGCTTGTCTGAAAAGCAACGCGCAATCCTCCGGTTCCCATACACCGGCAAAACCGCATTAATCTGCGACGGCGCGGTCCGTTCCGGGAAAACGTCGATCATGTCGCTGTCGTTCATCCTATGGGCTATGGCAAATTTCAACCATATGAATTTCGGGATCTGCGGCAAGACCGTTATATCGGCCGAGCGTAACGTCATACGGCCGTTGATGGGCATTAAGTATCTGCGGGATAACTTCTCCATTCACTTTGCCAATCACATTCTGACGGTCAGCAGAGGCCGCAAGACCAACACGTTTTACATCTTCGGCGGCAAAGATGAATCAAGCTATCAGCTGATTCAGGGCGTTACACTGGCTGGCGTTCTGCTGGACGAGGTCGCATTGATGCCGGAGTCTTTTGTCGATCAGGCGCTGGCCCGTTGCTCTGTCGAGGGTTCAAAATATTGGTTTAACTGTAACCCGGAAGGGCCGCAGCACTGGTTTTATCGCGAATGGATTCTTCACCCGGAAGAAAAGAATGCAACACACTTGCATTTTACAATGGAGGATAATCCGTCCCTCTCTGCTGAAATACGGGGACGGTACGAAAGCCTCTATTCCGGCGTGTTCTATGACCGGTATATCCGTGGCCTGTGGGTGGTTGCGGAAGGCCGCGTCTACCCGATGTTTACGGATAATCCCGACCGTTTTATTCTGCACGGCCCAACGGCGGGCATGGATGGCCAGTTTTATGTCAGCGTCGACTACGGTACGGCCAACCCTACGGCAATGCAGCTCTGGTGCATTCGTGGGAAAGAGGCTGTTATGATAAAGGAATCCTATTTCGACAGCCGGAAGGAAGGGCACCAGAAAACGGATGAAGAACATTATGCCGCCTTGGAAGAACTGACGCAGGGCTATTACATACGCAGGGTGATTGTGGACCCGTCCGCCGCGTCCTTCATTGAGTGTATTCGCCGCCACGGTAAATTCCGTGTTTGGGAAGCGGATAATGCAGTGCTTGACGGCATCCGTGTTACGGCTTCCCTGCTTAACGCAGGCATGGTAAAGATTCATGAAAGCTGCAAAGATACCATCCGCGAATTCGGGCTGTACCGGTGGGATGAAAAGAAAAACAGTGACGCCGTGCTGAAAGAAAACGATCACGCGATGGACAGCCTGCGCTATTTCTGCTATACGATACTGGCCCGGGAATTCCGCTGGGTCAATTGGAAGAGGTGATCAAGTTTGTTTGAAAAAATGCTTCGGTGGATGCGCTCTCTTTTAAACCAAATGTTTCAGCAGGGCGGCAATTCCGATATCGTTCTGTCTGATAAAATGTCCTCTGCCATCGCACTCTGGGCACGGATGTATGAGGACGGCGGTCCATGGTGCAACAAAAAGAATGGAATTCACAGTCTGCGCCTGCCCGCTTCCATCGCTTCTGAATTTGCACGGCTTGCCACGATTGAAATGAACGTTACGGTCAGCGGAAGCGCACGAGCCGTATTTTTGCAAGACCAGCTGAATCCGTTCCTTAATGATATCCGTCCACATGTCGAGATTGCGTGTGCGCTGGGCGGTGCAGTATTGAAACCGTATGTTTCCGGTAACGGCATCGCAATCGACATTGTACAGGGGGACTCCTTCTTCCCCACTACGTTCGACACTTCAAACCGTATGACCGGCGCGATTTTTACAGAGCAGATCAAGCGCAAAGGCGTTATTTATACCCGCGCGGAACATCATGAGTTTAGCGGCGGGGTGCATACGATTGAAAATAAAGCCTTTGCGAGCCGCAGCAGCTTTTCCATCGGTTCACCCGTTGATTTATCGTCCGTTCCGGAATGGTCCGACATCCAGCCATCGGTCAGCATTGAAAACGTTGACCGTCCTTTATTTGCATATTTCCGGATTCCGCAGGCAAACCGGCAGGACCGGCACAGCCCCCTGGGTACGTCCGTCTATGCTGACGCTGCTGACAGTATCCGGGACGCGGATGAGCAGTACGGGCGTTACCTGTGGGAATATGACGGCGGGCAGATGGCCGTTGATGTCGCAGAAGATTTACTGGGACACAATCCGGACGGATCTGTTGAAGTCCCGAAACTGCAAAAGCGGCTTTACCGCGGACGCAGCGTCCGTTCACAGGACCAGAATTTCTATGAAATATTCGCCCCGCAACTCCGCGATGAATCGTATCGCAAAGGGCTGGACACGATTTTAAAACGGATTGAGTTTCAGTGCGGCCTTGCCTACGGGACACTTTCCAACCCGCAGGATACGGAAAAGACGGCAACGGAAATCACATCCAGCAAGCAGCGGAGTTATTCCACGGTCAGTGATATCCAGCATTCCCTTCAAAGCGCGCTTGACGACCTGATTTATTCGATGGACCAGCTCGCGACGCTTTACCAGCTGTCCCCTGCCGGCACGTACAGCGCGGCATATAACTGGGACGACAGCATCATTAATGAGCCGTCGCAGCAAAAGCAAATGTTCTGGCAGTATGTTGCGGCGGGGAAGTTCCCGTTCTGGCGGTATCTTGTGAAATTTGAGGGATATTCCGAAGAGGATGCGAAAGAAATTGAGAGCGAAACA